TGTCTTCAAGAGCTTGCTCATATTCCCAATTGTCTACAGTGTCCCAATCTTTTCGGTTGTAGATTTCAATCAACTCTGGGTATGTCAGCCCTATCCATTCGCGCTGGGTGTGCTCCACGCCGCTACTGTAAGCAGCCGCAACCTCATCGCATATATCACAAGCGTCTATAAAGTTTCCGTGTGGACAGCTCATAAATTCCTTACTTCCCATCTTGCGTTAGGTTTACTGGCAAACCATTTACTTAGTCGTTTATTAAGGTCTTGGTTTAACCAGCATGGATCAATACTAAGGTAGTTGATGTTACACCTTCTACTTCTTTAACAATATTGATAGCATCTTGGTGGCTCTCAGCTAGAACATCCCATTGAGCTAGTTTGTTATTTACTTTGGCGTAAACTTTAAATGCTATTTGGTTTTCGTGGTTCAAAATGCTTTACCTCGGTTAACTTACCTGCAACAAATGTCTTTTGAATGCCTGTCTCGGGATCAAATACAACTGATGTTCTGGCTTTAACTGCAGCTTTACAACGGATGATGAGATCTTGGTAGACTTTTCTGGCTGTGACTGTTACTGGATCCATGTAATATTACCTTTGAGTTGATTAATGTACCTTCAGGGGAGAAGGTGAGTTCTAGGTTAGGTGATGCTGAGTTAAGGTAGAATAATGATGATTTACCGTTATCATGGATATGGTATTGACATACTTTATTTTGTGGCTTAACTCGGTAGTTTTTATCAAGTGTCCACTGAGGTGTTACTGTATCTAGCCAGTCGTTTTGTTCTTGATATTGGATTAGAGCACCCATAGCCCATGCCATGATTATGTCGTAGTGTTTATGGTTCATTAGATCTCTTTTGTGTAGATTTCAGCAGAGATTGTTTTGAGTACTGTTAATAGGGTATTTGCTGGTACTACTTCGTGTGCTTGACCATACAGCAAGTTAGGTATTGTGTATGTGTATTCAGTTATCATTTTCCTGAATACTTTATATTCCATTTCTTTATCAAAAGTTAGTGTGAGTGTTACTGGTTGAAAATTTGCTTTGGTTACTTCTGCTGTTACATTCATTACATATTCCCCATCGCCATTCTAAATTCAGTCATTAGGTCACCTAATATATTAATACCACCAACTTTATCTGTTGCTCGGGCTACTAGTTTAGGAATTGATACGTTATACCCCAGCATGTCACGGAAGACATCATACTCGAATTGAGATTCGAATGTGATTGTCATTGACTTTGGGTGGAATTTACGCTCTGTATTTGAGAATTTCATTTGGATACCTTAGTTTTAGGAGTGTAATAACTGATGAGATAGTCGAGAAGTGCATGTCTACGGGGATTTTGCCAGATGGTCCCTTTATCAACTGCGTCTAGGTATTTAGTCAGTGATCCTTCTACTGGTGATGTGGATTTTGCGGATCCTACTGCAAGAGGCCATGTCTCCATAATATCAAAGAATTTATTTGCTGAGTAATTACTGCCAAAGTCCATGTTGGCACATATACCTACTGTACTCCATTTTGGAGCACGTTTAATGGAGAGTAATTGGCGGTGTATACTTAGCCTCATTTTAATTCCTTGGAGATATTTTCGAGTAAGTCGAATACGAATTCATTACCTGGTGATGTTGAGAAGTATACAGCGTGAGCAACTGTTGCACGATAGTCTAGGAATTTTTGCATCATTTGTAATTCTCTGGCACTATCGAATGTTATTGAGATAGTTACTGGCTTGAATACTGTTGGTGTTAATGGCGTGGTATTTAGTATGATCATTTCTTACTTTCTAGTTCAAACTCTATTTCAGTGAATAGTGACATTAATACCTTATATCGCTCGGAGTCTTGCGCGTATATCTGTTTCATGATTACTCCTTTGTAGTACATTAAGGATCTTAATGCTTCATACTCGAATTGAGACTCTAAGATTATTTGCACTTCAACTGGATGGAATACAACTGGTGTGAGTGTTGAGGAAGTTACTTGCATATATTATTTCAACTAATTATTTGAACGGATACACTTAGTGCAGAGCTTAAGAGCTTTTCTGCTTGTGCTACTGTGAGGATTAACTTACTGTCACCTGAGTCATGCATTATTACATAGGCATTCCAGTTGAGGCATTGTTGGTGGAGTCTTTCTGCGAGATCAGGGAATGGGATAACTGGCATGTGTGGCCTTGTTGTGGTAAGGATGGGTGGGATCATGGAGTGTACTGGCGGTAGCTCTGTGGGTCACTCTTGGGTACTCCTTGTGTCTAACTTTCAGCACACACAAAAAGTTACTCCCAAGTACATCCCCAAGTGAACTCGTTCCGTTATCACAGCATGAAACACTGTCAAATGATTCATTCACAGTAGATTTTACTGCGAGTAGTTACTTTGGCAGTAGATTCTGCTGTGAAGTAGTCGGTACCTATTAGAGAAGTAGTCGGTACCTATTGAGGAAGTGTTACATGCTGTAGTTCTTTCAAGTAATTTTAGTCGGTACCTATTAGAGAAGGTAGTCGGTACCTATTGAGGAAGTTCAACACGAGCTTACCTGTGGGAGAGAGTAGCTGTAGTTAAATCTACAACTGGTCATGGAGTAGAACATCTGAGTGAGGGCAGATGTTCAGTGGTTTAATCCACAATACGAAGTGATTTAGTGCTACTCTCTCCCGTACCCTCACACCTATAAGTATATTAATGAATGTATTAATGAGTGTAAGGTACAGGACAATAGCGATAAAGTGGTTTAACGAATATATTAGGTGTATACTCTTAATAGTCATTGTTTCTTTTAGTTTATTACTCTTAAAGAATAACAAACAACAAATTATAACTTTAAAGTATATTACCGAATATATTCTGTTATAGTTCTTGTTACCACTCTTGTTTACATTACAGTGCTTATTCGGTATAAGTCTCTGTTACTTCTTCTTGACTTTCATACACTGAGGTATACTCAATGATATCTCCGGGAAGATCCAGTGTGAATACTGCACGAGTAATAACATCGAGGTTCTTGCAAGTGATATAGTAGCTGTGGTCTGAGGTGATATACGACAAGCCGAATTCGTCAAGTGACTCTTGGAAATGAGCTAAGCTTTCGAATGAGAGCATATCGATAGGAGCGAGTAATAAGTAGTTCATGATGGATGCTTTCTTTTGTTAATAAGTAATTACAGAACGTTATAGAACCATGTGTTAGCCGATGCACCACCAGCAGCAATGAATCGCACTGATGTCTTAGTGTCAAGAGCTACTTGAAGAGCCTTTGTGAGTAGTTCAATGTGACGATCAGTAGCAAGTCGGTCGATTCTGCATTGACGCATGCGCTTGTCGTCACACACAGCTTCGATAGTGCGTGTTACTTCATTGAACTTCAATTCAAGGATCATCACTGAGTCACTCATGTTGTCAGGCTGAGTAGGATTGTTAGTGGTGAATGGCACATTGATCTTGTTGATGGATGTGAACGATGGTGTGAACGATGTAGTCATGATATGCTTTAAGTTTGGTTAGTTAACAATACAAGGAACATACCCCTTGTTATGGTCTCTCTGTAACCCAGAGAATGGGACATCTGTCAGTGAATAACGACAGTATACTTCAGGTTGGAGAACTGCTGTAGCTCCCAGCTAGAGTTAGTCTTGAAGACGAATTTGCCGGTTGAACGCTTGTATACGTAGTACATGGTTAGTCCTTAGTGAGTTGAAACGAATTCATCTGCGAGTAGAAACAGTTGTGCAGCTGTAATCATACCAACACCGATGGCCATCGCGAAGTGGAAGTAACCGAAGTTACCTAGCTCAGACGATTGCAAGAGCCAGCAACCAGCTTGGTAGGTGATCAGAGCCGTGACGACATGGAATAGCTTGGACATGATATACCTTTTAGTTAGCAATAAGAGCAACAAACCATTCATCACAATTCCAGCCAGCAGCTGAAACAAATGAGAATGACTTACCTTCGAGTCCTCCATTAAGGAAGAACATAGCAGCACGTACAGCTGCATCTTCACCACGGAACTTAGCTACCGTGGAATACAAGCAACGACGCTGATGACCATCTGTTGTGATGATATCAACACCATTGTTGATGTGGATCACCTCTGAGACTACAGTTGGAGAGGACTGCTGAGACATGATGATCGTTGATAAGATAGGATGAAGAGTGATAGTAGTCATAAAGAACCTATTGTGGTTAAGGAAGGACACAGAGAAAGCAAGCCGACACCGCAGCGCCAGAGGAAACACCCCAAGAGAAACAAGGGGGTCTCACAAGGAAAAGAGGCTAAGCCAACAACAACACCTGATTCTTTGACACACACAGAGAAACACCCATAGAGACTTCAGGGTACACCCATAGAAAATTACAATAAGCTACACCCAAAAATTTATTATAATTTTTTTATAGCAAAAATTAGTCGGTACCTATTAGAAAAGTAGTCGGTACCTAATAGGAAACACTACCCAAGCATTAGCTTAGCTAATCGCTAATCTAAAGGACACAATTGGCAACATCAAACAACACTAAGCTAGAGGCTCTCCGAGAACTCAAGAAGCGTGAACGCATCTCAGCATACAAAGACAACTTCGAATTATTCGCCCAAGAGCAGATCAAGATTTTACCCAAGGACTCCTCCAAAGGATTCCTCCCTTTTGAATTCAATGCAGCACAACATATTGTTAACGAAGCTATTGAAAAACAACTAAAGGAAAAAGGTAAGGTCAGAGCTATCATCTTAAAGGCTCGCCAGATGGGACTTTCCACGTATACCACCTCCAGAGTATTCTGGAAGGCATACCTAAACCCATTTCACAAGTCAGTTGTTATGGCTCATGATGCAGCTACTTCTGACTCACTCTTTACGATGTCCAGAAATATTATTGACTACATGTCACCTGTATTCAAGCCAGCATTCAAGAAGAGTAACGCTAAAGAGATTATGTTTGAGCATAACGACTCAGGCTACCGCCTATTCACTGCTGGTGCTCCCGAGGCTGGACGAGGTCAAACACCTACTATCTGCCACTTATCAGAGGTAGCCTTCTGGAATCATGACACCAAGATTCTATCTGGTTTATTCCAAGGTATCTCTGAGGCTCCGGGTACAGAGGTTATTCTGGAGTCTACAGCTAATGGTATTGGTAATGAGTTTCATCGCTTATGGCTTGGTGCTGTAGCTGGTGAGAATGATTATGTGCCAATTTTCGTAGCTTGGTTCTTGATGCCTGAGTACTGCAGGAAAGCTCCTGAAGGGTTTGAGCAGACAGCTGAAGAGGTTGTTCTTGTTACAAGGCACGAATTAAACAATGACCAACTATACTGGAGACGACTAAAGATTGCTGAGGGTGGTTATGATAAGTTCCGTCAGGAGTATCCATCAACCCCTGAAGAAGCATTTCTTGTTTCTGGCTCTAATGTATTCAATATTGAGAAGCTATCGCAGCTAATACCACGACCTATACTAGCCCACAGGGAATTCAACTTTGAGTCCCGTATGATGGAGGATGCTAGGGGTGGTTCTATAGAGATTTTTAAGTACCCTACCTTTGAGAATTCTTTTGCTATTGGAGCAGACGTATCTCTTGGAGTAGGAAAAGATTATTCATCATGCGTTGTAATGAACGCCGAAAGGGAAGTTTGTGCGGTATACAGAAACAATACCATTGATCCTTCTCAGTTTGGTGATCTACTATTCTATTTGGGTCGATACTACAATAATGCATTACTTGCGGTAGAATCTAACAGTATGGGTATTGCTACCCTGAATAGGTTAACTCAAATGAAATATTTGAACATGTATTATCAAACTAAGATGGCTAATGTATCCAAGGAAGAGGGTAACAGGATTGGTTGGAGGACTACCTCAGCCAGTAAGCCAGCTATCATTGGATTCTTAAAGAAT